GCTCAGGATGTTTATTTAACTGGCAATCCTCAAATAACTTTTTTTAAAGTTGCATATCGCCGTCATACAAATTTTGCATTAGAAGCGATTGAACAAACTTTTAATGGCAATCCAACTTATGGTTCTCGTGTTACTTGTCAAATTTCTCGTAATGGCGATTTAATAAATCGCATGTATTTACAAGTTAAAGTTCCTTCAGGTACAAATACTACTTATGTTAATTATTATGGTCTTCGTCTTTTAAATTTTGTAGAAATTGAAATTGGCGGTCAAAAAATAGATAAACATTATTCTTATTGGTTATATGTTTGGAATGAATTATCTTTACCAAAATCTAAACGCCATGGATATAATGAAATGGTTGGTGGTTTAGGTGGAGATGCTGTTGCAGGTTCTACTTTATATATACCTCTTGAATTCTGGTTTTGCCGTAATATTGGTTTAGCTCTTCCTTTAATTGCTCTTCAATATCACGAAGTTAAGATTAATATTAATTTTGAAACTGCAACCAAATGTGGTGCTCCTGATGCTACAACTTTCACATCATCTCTATGGGTTGATTACATTTATCTTGATACAGATGAACGTCGTCGTTTTGCTCAATTATCTCATGAATATTTAATAGAACAATTACAATTTACTGGTCAAGAAGCGGTACCATCAACAGCAGTTAAAGCTAAATTAAATTTTAATCATCCTTGCAAGGAATTAATATGGTTTATAGCAAATGATAGTTCAACTGCAAATACAGGTGTTAATAATTGGTTTAATTTTACAACTAAAAAGAATGCCGTTAATACTCGATTAGGAACAAATGCAGCTTTAAATGAAACATTATTTCATAGTGATATTAATTATATTGCTGATACTCGTAATAATAATTACTTTCCGGCAAATCCTGTTAAAAATGCTAAATTAGTATTAAATGGAAATGACCGATTTTATGAACGTCCAGGACGATATTTTAATTTAATACAACCTTATCAGCATCATGAAAATATGCCATCGAATGCTGGTATTAATGTATATTCATTTGCTTTAAAACCTGAAGAACATCAACCATCCGGAACTTTAAATATGTCTCGTATTGATACTGCCGTATTAAATTTAAATTTTGAAGCTCCTATAACTAATGGGTATAATGCAACAGATTATACATTATTTGTTTATGCTGTTAATTATAATGTTTTACGTATTCTTTCAGGAATGGGTGGATTAGCATATTCAAATTAAATTTAACTATATACATTTTTTTTCTCCTATTATAGTATAAAGAATATAGCATAAATGGGTGGTGGTCTTCTTCAACTTGTTGCTTATGGTGCTCAGGATGTTTATTTAACTGGCAATCCTCAAATAACTTTTTTTAAAGTTGCATATCGCCGTCATACAAATTTTGCATTAGAAGCGATTGAACAAACTTTTAATGGAACATCTGCTTTTGGTTCTCGTGTTACTTGTCAAATAACTCGTAATGGTGATTTAATAAATCGTGTTTATTTTGTAGGAACAGTTAAAAATACAAGTGCAACTATTAGTGCCACAGGTCAAAATAATAATGCTGTTGCACTTGTTCCTTATTTTGGTCTAAAATTATTAAAAACAATTGAACTTGAAATTGGTGGTCAACGTATTGATAAGCATTATTCAGAATGGTTATATATATGGAATGAACTTTCATTACCTCAAGGAAAACGGGATGGATATAAATTAATGGTTGGTGGTGATAAATATAACCGTTCCATCGTTTTAAATGCGCAAGAAAGTTATTCTGTTTATGTTCCATTAGAATTCTGGTTTTGTCGCAATATTGGCTTAGCTCTTCCTTTAATAGCATTACAATATCATGAAGTAAAAATAAATATTGAATTTGAAAATTCTACTGAAATGATGGATAAAGGACGTAATTATTCTAAAAGAGCTTTTTCATTACATGATAATCAATCAACAACACCTGCTCTTATAACTTCTGGTAGTGTTGAACAACTTAATTCTGGGTTCAGAGGAACTAGTATATCATTAGATACTGCTGCTTTATGGGTTGATTATATTTTCTTAGATACTGATGAACGTCGTCGTTTTGCGCAATTATCTCATGAATATTTAATAGAACAATTACAATTCACAGGTGCTGATACAGTTTCTGCAGGTTCTGCATCATTAAAGAGTATTCGCATGAATTTCAATCATCCTTGCAAAGAATTAATATGGGTAATAAAACCAACAACAGATACTTCTCATGCCGATTACGTTTCAACACCATATTGGAATAATTTCAGTGACCGTAATCTAGATAATCAATATATATTAGCTAAAAATCCGGTTACAAGTGCTAAGATACAATTAAATGGAAATGACCGATTTTCTGAACGCAAGGGCTCATATTTTAGCTTAGTTCAACCTTATCAACATCATGAAGCAACTCCTGATAATTTTAATACAGGTATAAATGTTTATTCATTTGCTATAAAACCCGAAGAACATCAACCATCAGGAACTTTAAATATGTCTCGTATTGATACCGCTGTTTTATCTGTTGCGTCTTCTGTTGCCGGAACTATATACATATTCACAGTTAATTATAATGTATTACGTATATTATCCGGTATGGGTGGTTTAGCTTATTCAAATTAGATAAAACAAGTATATTTTTTTTCTTTATTATTAATATTATTAATATTATCAATATTATTATCATGATGATGTTTTTGACTTTCATATAAACATTTATTTTTAGTTGATTCAACAGTTAATTTTAAAAATTCCAATTCTCTTTTATTTGTCATTTTTCTAAGTTCAATATCATGATTAATTTTTACACGATTAAATTTAATAATATCTTTAATTCTAATATTTTCAAAAATATTAATATCTTTAATTTCCTTATTCATATTTTCAACATTTTCAACAAGTTTATCAAATAATTCAAGTGTTAATGTATTTGATAAACTAAAATAATCAATTAAATCTTTTTGTTTATTATAAGAAATCTTATAATTAAATAGAATATCATGAATATTCTTAAGTTTTTCCATATTTTCCCGATAATTTCTAAATTTAACAATTGAACTTAAAATAGTTAATAATGTTCCTAACATTAAAGAAATCATATTAATTATTAATGATATTGTACTCTTTGATATTACTAAACTCATTTCAGAATCAATATTATCATTTTGATAATTTATTAATGTTAAACGAATAGCTTCAATAAATGTTGTAATAGTTGATATAATCAAAATTAATAATGATATACGATTATATCTAAAATATATTAAATCATATTTAGCTGATATTATATATAAAGAAGTTGTAATTTTCTTTTTATTTTCTTTAATAGATTTATATAATTTATCTTTTCTATAATTAATATCATTATAAATATCACTCGCTTCTGTTTGTGATTCAGAATTGCGTTTATCATTAAATTCATATAAAGTTAACAATCTATTATCCTGAGACATAGGAGATAAAGGGATATTTGCATGTAAATTAACTAAATCACTTTTAATCATTGGTGATTGTTGATGGGGCGTATCATCAATTAATACAATAACTTCATCATCTTTATCGGACATCGTATTAATTAATAATAATAAATAAATTAATAATTAATATTAGTATAATAAAAACTAGAATTGCAATAATAACATCTTTTATAGTATAAGGGCGTTTTATATGATAATTTTTATTATATAATTGATTAACAAGAGCTATTGAATTTGCGACTGCAGTTTCAATTGATGTGAAATGATATTTAACATTACCATTATGACTTCCAATAGTATAAATATTATCTGTAATTTTATTATCAATAAAACCATAATTAGGAGCTTTAATAAATGCTTCTTCGCTTGCTTTCCATTTGCCATTGTGATAATAATTATTTATAAATGATAATGTTGGAACCGGTAAATTATTATAAATTTCATTTATTTGTCTAAATGTTTCATCAATCAAATCTTGTTTATTTGTGCATTCATTAGCCGTTTTATCTATATTTTTACTTTTAACATCAGTTATTGTTATAATACAACTAATAACTGTTTTTGAATTCTTTTCTTTAAAATTCATATAATCACTTAAAACAACTGCACCAATTCCCCAATTAGTATTATTATGAAAACCATAAATTTTTTTATTTAGGTTTAATTTAAAATTCCAATGAAATGTAATAGAAATATTTTCAATATATGATGTTTCTTTTGAATATAAATCTAAATTAAACTTAAATTTTTTTTTAATATTATTTGTTGATTTTTCTATAATTGTATTTAAATTAATTGGTGGTATTGCCAATATTACTTTTTTTGCATAAAAACTTTCATTTGTGGTATTAATCTTAATTATATTATTACTATCATCTATATTAATTACTGTTGTATCTAATTTAAAATCTACATTTTTAAGATAATTACGCCATACAACGAGTAATCCTTCATCCATTGGCATTTTTGGTTGATATCCATTATATAAAAATGTATCATTCAATACATTAAAAAAAGTATTTAATGAAGTTTTATCAAGTCCTCCACCGTCAATTAAACGTGAAGTTCTATTAATATAATTAACTGCTTTATCACTAAAATTATTAATAGTTACATATTCATTCAATGATATATTATTGGCATAATTAGGATTTCCAATTAATTTAAAAAAATCAATAGTCATAATAAAAATTTCATTCATTGAAAAAATATTTGTTTTAATAGTTGTTTCATATAAAATTTCTAAAAAACTTAAATTAAATTTAACAAAAATATCTGAAAATTTAACTCCAATTATAGATAATATAGTTTTGAAATTAAGATAATTATTAAAATAAATTCTTGGTCCATGTTCAGAAAAATAATATTCATTCTCATATTTTTGTCTATTAACTTTATGACAACCACCAATAAATTTATCTTTATCAATAATCATTATCTTATCATTTTTATCAGCTAATGTTGCAAAAGTAAGACCGGCAGGTCCTGAACCTATAATAATATAATCGTATATAATCATTATATAAATGAAATATTTAAAAAAAATAATTTAATAAATAGATATGAATTTAATAAATATTGAATTAAATATTTTATTAATTGCCATATCTTTGGCAGTAATATATGCTATTGCACCAATAACATATAAAATATTAGTTATTCATAATAATATATCATTTGAGACATATTTATTATTATCAACATTCATATTATTTATGTGTAGTTTATTTTATTCATTTATGTTCCATAATTATTTAGATATATTTAAGGAAATTTCAAAAATAAAATTCTATTTATTATTATTATTTATAATAAATATATTTGTTGTTTCATTTATAAGTCAGGTATTATTTCATTATGCAATAAAACATACAACTAAAGTATCATTATTTACAATAATTACAGGATTTTATCCATTGATTACAATGATATTATCATTATTATTTTTAAAAGAAAAAATATCATTTAAAATATTATTAGGTTTTGTAATATCGATGATAGGTATTATGATAATATTTATTTAATCATCAAATTTATGACATTGAATAATTTTATTTCCATTTTTATGAAAATCATTTAAGACTAAACAATCAACAGCAACTTCTTGCATTAATTGATATAATGTAAGAATTCTTTTCATTTTTTCTACAGATTGTTTATAAATATATTCATCAATATTAGTTACTCCTGTTGCGTCTAATGCTTGTTTTTTAGTTGCCTTACCTACTTTTTTAATTGGATTTAAAGTTTTTAATTCAGATTTTAATGTTTTAATTTGAAGTTTATTTTTTTCTTCATCTTCATCAATAATTTTTATATTATTATTTAATTGTTCATTTTCATTTTCTAATTCTTCAATTTCATCTTTATTATTTTTAGCATTTTTCTTTAATTTGGTTAATTGTTTTTTATTTGAAGCTATTTTTGCTTTATATTCTTTACTATTATCCTTATTTGTCTTAGATATTTCTTCAAATTCAGATATTTTTGATTCAATTTCAGAAATTTTATCCATATTTGCTTCAGGGTCATTAACAACTTGTGGTAAATTACTGATATATCTATGTATTGTTACATTCCATTCTTTTTTATTTAAATCACTATGAGAACAATAACGGGCTGCGCGTCCAATAGTTTGTTTATCACTAGCCCAAGTAATGAGAGGTTCAAATATATGGATATGTCTTACTGCTTTAAGGTCAAGACCTTCATTATAAGTTTGTGAAGCTAAGAATAATTTAACATAATCGCCATTTTTATTAAAAGGTGCATTATATAATTGTCTTAATTGACTAATTTCTTTATCTTTATCCACACCTAATTGAGTTGTTATTGCTAATATATATCTTGGTTTTTTATTATTTTCAGTAGGATTATTAAAAATCTTGACTGCTTCTTGAGGTGTTAATTTTTCATAACCTAGTTTATTTAATTCTTTAGCAATAGCTAAAATACCATGACCACCATAACCTCTATTTTCATAAAATGCTGAATAAATATATTGTTTTTGTTCTGAATATTCAGGATTATTTATAGTATTTATTAATTTTTCTAATTTTGCACTAAAATCATGTAAAGTTAATCCTTTTTCATAATTATAAAGCATATTTGAATAACGACGAGCAGCAGCCCAATATTTATTTAAAGAATTAGCTTTAGATAATTTATCATAATTTTTAGCATTTTCTTTAACTTCTTTATAAGCTGTAATATATTTTTCAAATTGTTTTGAAGACATATTTATATAATTAGGCTCTTTTTCAATG